TGATCTCGCCATCCGTCACCTCGCGCACCTCCTGCTGGATGGCGTCGAGTTCCTCCACAGCGTAGGTCTGCGCGGCCTTGGCGAGGTCTACGTCCACCAGCACGCCGCGGTCGTTGATGCGCTCGTTTGCCCAGTAGTCGGACAACTCCTCGGCGGACAGCGGGCGCAGGGCCTTGCTGATGGCGCGCATCGCCCGGACGTCCTGAGCGCAGTAGTCGAACAGGTCGGCCAGGTCTTGCTCGGTGTGCTTAAACGGCGGGATGCAGCACTTGCGCACCAGCGCAGCGCCCTTGTGATCCTTGCGCATACTGGCGCCGGCAAACCGCCCCACATCCTCCAGCGAACCAGGCGCGCAGTTGGCACGGGCCTGCGCAGCGGTACAAACGAACTGCTCCAGCTTAGGGACAGGCGCGTTGTGGTCTGACCACAGCACATACGTCCAGATCAGCCGGTCGAACGCCGCGTTGTGAGCGTAGACGCGCTCACCGGCCAGCACGGCCTGCCGAACTGATTTTGGAAATTCTTGGCTCGGTTGCCAAATTTGCACCTCCTCATCGTCATGCGCATACGCCATGCACAGCACCTCTGTGCTGGCGTCCTGCGCGTAGTTGTAAACGCCCGCAACTGTGAGGTCGCAGGCGCTGCGGGTTTCAAAGTCGATCCAGAGGGGCATAAAAAAAGCGGGGCCTCTCAGCCCCGCCCCCTTCTCTGGTTAGGCCGCGCGACGACGACGGCCAGTCGGTGCCGGCTCGGCGGCGGGCGCCTCGGCAGGCTCGGTGGCTTCGTCAGCCGCGCCGTCCATGCCGACCCAGTGCTGCACATCAAGCACGGGCACATAGACGCGCCCGTAGCTCTTGTGCTGGTAGTGATCCTTCCCGAGCACGATCACCGGCACCGGCTTGGTCTGGTCCTTCTCCACCTGCGCGGCGATGGCCACCGCCAACCCCTGCACCGCACGCCGTCCGCCGACGCTGGTCACGGCAAAGCGGGCTTCCATGCTGGCGTCTTCGCCGCTGATGCACTTGAGAGAAAACCCGACTTGCGGCTCCCACCCTCTTGCATTGTTCTCCGGAGCAGGCCCCATTTCAGGCAAAGGTTGCGTGATACCAACCATTTTTTCACCCAAAACAGTGCCCGCTACCGGAGTCTTGTCGGCACCCCACGCGATGAAGCCGTGGACGAACGAGAACGGATTGACGGCCCACAGGGAGCCGTCTTCCACCTCGGTCTGATCCGCGCCAAACACCCAGTGGCCCGTCTTGTCCATCTTCACGATGACGGTGGCAGAGCCCACGTCAGGTGCGATGGCGCGAAGGGCCGTGGAGAGGGAGGAAACTGCCGGCAGACCGGCTTGAGAGAACGCAACGATATTGGACACGATTGAACCTTTCACTTCAGTTTAGAAAGGGCAGCAACGAGTTGCTGCCCGATGAGCACCGCCGCGGGCCGGGGATCGCTCTCCGCCGCGAGGGTGTTGCCAGACGAGACGCTCACGACCTGATTGGCCGGGAACTCCACGCCGTGCTCCTTGCAGACCTTCTCCATCTGAGAAGGACTGCGCAATTTGATCTCTTGGTAGACAGTGGGGTCGATGCCGGCGTTCAGCCACAGGACGTGCATCCCCTTGTCATCCACCCACTGCCGGGTCGCCCGCTTGGGCACCAGTTTATAGCCTGGCACGGGCATGCCCTTCTCCAGTCGCGCCTGCGCCAGCTTGCGAGCGTCAGCGATGAAGTCCTCCAGCCGCTCGGCCAGCGCCAGCGCCTGGCCCAGCGCCTCGGGGTCCACCGTGGCCAGTGCCGTATGCGTCACACGGTCCACCGCACCGCTGACTTGCGGGCAGATCGGCTTGGCGGTACACCAGCGGCAGTGGTCACCGATCACGACGGGCGCGTCGGGTCGCTGCGCCAGCTTCACAGCGGCGATCAGTTCACGCTCAAACTCATGCACGCGCTTGAACGTCGTCACCCAGCGGCGCACATGGGGCGGCTGGACAATGACGATCTCAATCTCTTCGGCGCCGTCGAATGCCCATTGCACCTTACTGGTCTTGAGAGCCGCAGCCGCGTAAAAGAGCCCCTGCTCGCTTTCCTCGGCCTCAACCATCACGCCGTCGCCGAACTTCCAGTCAAGGATCACGGCGCGGTCGCCGATGCGGCCAATCAGGTCAGCGTTGCCGAACACGCCGTCCAGCGCCTTGACGCCCTCAAACTCGACCTCGACCTCTTGAACAAACTGCATGCGCTGCTCGGGGTCGATCTGGTCGAGCGCATCGAGGCAGAACTGCAGCTTCTCGGCCTGCTCGGGCGTCAGGTTGTGCTTGGCGATCACGTCGCCCATCTCGCCGTCGGCCAGCAGGTCTTCCATGCAGCCGTGCAGGAGCGTGCCCTCCTCGGCGTACTTGGACGATGCCTGCGGCGGCATCTTGGCAACGAGCGCCACACTGCCTGGGCACCGCAAAACTCGTTTTGCAGTCGAACCACCAACAACTTTACTGTGTTGCATCTGAACTCCAGTGAACTGATGAGGACTGCAGTGTAGCCGACAAAAAAGACTTGCACAAGACTTTTTGCCGCTGTAAAGTTACGGACATGGCCCAACACAAAATTTCGGAGAACAGTCTGATGACACAAAACGATGTAATCCGCATGGCAACAGAGGCTAAATGCATTGGTCGCTTGGCAAAAGACAAGCTCATGCACTTTGCGGCTCTAGTTGCTGCTGCTGAACGCGAAACTTGCCTACGCGCAGTCCACGGAACCATCGCGGTCGCGGTTGCGCTAGAACGCGAAAAGTGCGCGCAAGTGTGTGACAACAACGATTGGTTTGACATGATGTCGCAGTCGCCAACGCCGGTCGCAAAAATTTGCGCTGATGAAATTCGAGGACGTAACCGTCATGCTTGAGAAAGATGTCGAACGCAGGCTGGTCAAGGGTGTCGAAGCCCTCGGCGGCAAAGCGTACAAGTTCGTATCGCCCGCCCACCGCGGCGTAGCCGACCGTCTGGTCGTGCTGCCTGGTGGGCGCGTGTGGTTCGTGGAGGTCAAGACCGACAACGGCAAGCTGACTCCGGTGCAGGAATTCTTTCGCTCGGAGATCATCGAGCTGGGCGGCAACTACGCCTGCGTCCACGGCGCCGCAGACGTGGATCACTTCTTGGATTGGGTGGCGAAGGGCGGCGAGAAGTGATCCATTATCACGGGCTGCCCATTACGCCGCAGACATCGGCTGTTTGCGCGGTTGGCGGGGGGCATGCCTTCGTGTCGTTTGCGCATCCAAGTCAATTAGGTGTTGCGGTGGAAATATGCCAGTCGTTTGCGGTTGACAACGGCGCGTTTCCCGCGTGGAAAAACGGGCGGCCAATTCAAGACTGGCGCCCGTTCTACGAGTGGGCGCAAGAGTGCCGGCTGACGCCAGGGTGCGACTTCGCCGTAATCCCCGACGTCATAGACGGCGACGAAGCAGCTAACGACGCGCTGCTGGATGAGTGGCCGCTGGGCGCTGTGTTCGGCGCGCCTGTCTGGCATATGCACGAATCGCTAGAAAGGTTGGAGCGCCTTGCTTGCGCGTACCCGCGCCTGTGCATCGGCAGCAGCGGCCAGTACGCTACGGTAGGCAACGCGGAGTGGTGGGCTCGCATCGACCAAACAATGCGTGTCGTGTGCGACCTGAAAGGGCGCCCGCTGGTAAAGCTGCACGGCCTTCGCATGCTCAACCCCAAGGTGTATACGCGGCTGCCGTTCACCAGCGCCGACTCCACCAACATCGCCCGCAACGTCAACATAGATAAGCACTGGGCGAAAGGCAACTATCTTCCTCCTACCAAGGAAGCGCGGGCGCAGGTTATGCGCCAGCGTATTGAAGCATTCAACTCACCAGCAACCTACGACTTTAAGGAGTCAGCATGAACCTCTCTGTTGCCATCGCCGTTTACGCCGCCGCCATGACGCTGGCCAACCTGTCTGTGGCCGCTTTCGGGCCTAGCATTTCACCCATCAACGCCTTCGTTCTCATTGGCCTTGACCTTGCGCTACGCGACTGGCTGCATGTGCGCTTGAAGGTCTGGCAGATGGGCTCGCTCATCGCCGCTACCGGGGCATTGACCTACATCCTCAACCCAGCAGCAGGGCAAATCGCCGTTGCATCGGCGTGCGCGTTTACCGCCGCCGCGCTGGTGGACTGGAGCGCGTTTGCAAGGCTGCGCGGGTCGTGGATGTTTCGCGCCAACGGATCGAACGTGGCTGGAGCTGCAGTAGACAGCCTGCTGTTTCCCACCATCGCATTTGGCGCGCTGATGCCGCACATCGTAGCCATGCAGTTTGTGGCCAAGGTGGCCGGCGGCGCGTTGTGGGCTTGGTTGATTGGGCGTAAGACGGTATGAAGCTGCGCCCCTACCAAGAGCAGGCCGCCGACTTCCTGTACGAGCACGACCGGGCGATGATCCTGGCTCCGGTCGGTGCTGGCAAGACGGCCATCACGCTGGCAGCGCTGCAGGACATGGTGGACAACGAGTCCATCCGTTTCTTGGTCGTTGCGCCACTGCGCGTGGCGGCCTCGGTCTGGCCGGTCGAGGCGGCCAAGTGGGCGCCATCATTGCGCGTGCGGGTGGCGGTCGGCACGCCCGCCCAGCGTAAAGCAGCACTTGACAGTGACGCTGACGTCATCGTCACCAACTACGACAACCTGCAGTGGCTCGCCGAGCAGGA